AGCCGCAGCCTCATGACCCGAGTCGCCATCCCACTGACGGCTCTTGTGATACAGCCCGTGAAACATCTGCCCGGCCTCGATCGGATGACCGTGCACCGCACCACAGTTCCGGCATTCAACGCCGTCGAGGTACACGCACAGCGATGTATCGATGCGCGGGTTCATCGTGTTCTGCCGAACCTCGCCGAGTGCCTGCAGCAGTTGCCCACGTGACGGCGGGTCAACACTCCGTGCGGTGACCATCTCAACAACTCGGCGGGCCTCTCGTTCTGGTATGTGTTCGAGTTCCTTCGCCCATTGCTGAACGTGGCGATCGCCGACGCCTTTGCCTGGGTAGTTGGCTCGCATGTCATCGGCAAGTGCGAGAGCGTCCAACTTGTCCATCACATTCCTTCCGCGAGTCGGGCCAGTCGTTCTTCCCTTGACTCCCTGGCTCCGTTCAGACGTGCCGGCAGGGGGTCGCTCAGCCAGCCGTCACCATTCAGCCAGGAGGCCGGGTGCGAGATGAAGGTCTTGTCGGTGGGGAGGTTGGGGTCATCGGCATACCGACGAACGCCATTCAGGATCTCCTCGGCGGAGGCGCGCTTGAGGGCTTGCTTGAAAGCCCGCTCGGCCTCTCGGGGCTTCTCATGCCGGGGGTAGATGCGGTAGAACTCGGCGAAGATGTTCTGGGGTTCTACTTCAAGGGGTTCTAACGTCTGGGGTTCTAACTTCTTTGAACGGGAGACCCGTCGCCTGGTTTCCCGTCCGATGGGTTTCCCGTCGCCTGGACTCTCGGAGGTTCCGACATCCGAAGTTCGCGGTTCGGCGAAGATGACGTAGTGGCGCCGAAGCTGTCCATCGAGGTCGCGCTCGGTAATGAGCTCGGCGTATCCAGTCTCGCGGAGCTCGGCCATCGCCGCCTTGGCGGCATCTCTCCCGCAGCGAGCCTCGCGCATCAGGAGCCCGATCGCCGAACGGACCCATCCGTCGTCATGAGAGAGAAGCGTCACGAGCGCACCGCGGGCCTTCAGGGACAACCGCTCGTCCCTCAGCAGATCGCGGGGGATCGCCTTCCACGGCCGCCCGCCGAGGTCGATGCGGTCGCTCATAGCTGCATCGCCGCCTGGTCGCTGGTCACGCCGTCGATCCGAGCCACGTCACGCCGAGCGCAGTCGCGGCAAACCCGCCGGCGGTTGCGGACGAGGAACCGGGCCTGGGTCACGACGTCGCGCCATTCGGTGCGCTCCTCGAGGAGGTCTCGGCGTTCGACGAGACGAGAACCGGCGTGGGAGGGGTGCGAGCAGATCGCGGCCGGCATCAGATCCACTTCCTCGCCGAACACACACAGCCCTTCTCCCAGTCCCTCTTTTCCCCTATCGGTTTGTCCACCTTCGGGACGTGGCCGAGGTCTGAGCATTCGTTCGTGACGAGGTACTGCTTGGCTTCGTTGCTGAGATAGTCCCTTCGGAGCATGTCGATGCGGCGTTGGCGTTCTGGGGTCATCACGGGGACGGGGACGCGGATGTCGGCGACGCTCACGCCGACACCATCCGATCGAGCAGCTTGAACGCCGAGGTCTGAAGCTCATCGACCGTGGGCTGCAAGGCGTCCCATGCAGCGGCGTCCCATGCAGCGGCCCCTGCGGCGGCCCCTGCGGCGGCCCGTGCAGCGTCCCATGCGGCGTCCCATGCAGCGGCGTCCCATGCAGCGGCGTCCCATGCGGCGGCCGCCTTTGTCTTGGCCTCGCGGATCGTCGGCTGAACCTGCCGCGCCGTCTCGGTATCCGTGAACTCCGGGAGACCGGCGAGCGCGTCGGCTTCCGCGCCGAGCTTCGCCAGTCGAAGGAACGCCGGAGCGCACACCCGGACCAGCCAGTCGGTTGCCATCCACGCTCGGCGTTCGTCGGCGTCGCGGTCCCCCGCCGTGCCGATAACCTTGCGCGCGTACGGCTTGAGCTTCTGCCGCGTCTCGTCGTCAAGCGCGTCGTTCCACGCCCGTAGGAACGCGCCGAGGACCGGGGAGACACACTCGGGGTGATCGGACCAGGGTTCGTGGGCGATGTACGCGGAGAGCTCCATGACGCACATCTGTCCGTCCGGTGAGTGTGAGCCCACCAGGAGCGGACGGTCCTTGACCTCGCGCCACCGTGCCGGATCGATCTTGACCTTCGTCGTCACAGCTCCCCCTCCCGTTCCCAGTCGTGGACGCCGCCGTAGAGACGCACCTTCGGATCACGCGGCTCGTACATAGAGAGCGAGCGAGCGAACGCTCGTAGCTGTCGGCCCGCCGCGAGCATGGCGAGGATGAACTGGATGAGCAGAGCGGCGCCGATGAAGGCGAGCAGGACGGCGTAGTCGTTCACGCCGAGACCTTCCACTGCTCCACCCTGATTTCGATCGGGCTCACGTGTCCCTCGTGGGTCTTGATGTGCTCGGCGAAGTCGTTGGCGAGCACGATCAATGAGCCGCGGCGCGAGGCGTTCTCGGCACTGATGGTCCAGTCGCAGTGCTGACAGCGGAGTTCCGTGAGCCAGCTCACGACGCCGCCTTCGAGTCGCGGCAGACATTCCAGCGCTTCCAAGCCGCAAGCACCGCGGGCTCCACGGCCCACCAGTCGCGCTCCATCCAGTCCTCGAACGGCATACCGACCTTTGGGTGACCGTGATCGACACAGCATCCATGCTCACATCGGCAGCCGTCGCAGAGACCGTCCTCTTGCGTGGCATCGTTGAGGCATCCTGCGTCGCCCTCGAAGCCGGGACAGCGGCACTCAAGCCTCACGACGCCGCCTCCGCGATGAGTGCGCCGCAGTCAACGCAGCGTCCCTGTACATCCACGCCGACTGTATGCATGCAGTCCTTCACGGCGAGCGGGTACGTCTTGGGACCCCCGGCGGGTGAGAGCGGGGCACTCGCCTTCCCGGTGCGTCCACCGGGTGTCTGATCAGTCGGCGTTCTCTCACTCTCACCCGTGGTCGCTGCGCCTCGACTCGGCGACTTCGCCTCTCGCCGTGGTCCTGCGGCCGGGGGTACATGATCGGAGGAGGGGTCCGCAGTCGTTCCCCGATGTCCCTGCTCGTCCGCTGCGGTTGTGGTCCCCTCCCCCGACGACTTGCGGGAGGCCGAGGAGCTGGTCTCGACCCGACCTCCCGCTTCGGCACCTGCGCTGCGCCCACGTATCGGTGCCGACTGTTCGCCCGCCGCGGAAAGAGAGGGAACCCCGGCGGGCGTCTCCCGCGAAGGAGACTCAAGTAGGTCTTCCTTGCTCCACAGGTCCAGCCCCACGCCGAAGCGCATCGCGCCGCGGACGATGAAGTCAGAGATCGCCTTCTTCAGCTCGTCTCCGTAGCGCGACATGTGCTCGACGTCGCCGACCTCTTGCCGCGTCACCCCTCCGACGGTCATGGTTCCGAACACCGCCATGACGTGAGGCAGGCCGTCCTTGCCTTGGATGACGACGGGCTCCACTCGGTAGGTCCATCCCGGCGCGGCCTGGTTGAGTCGGTCGGTGATCGCGGCGTGGCCGATGAAGTCCACTTGGCCGAAGCCTTTGTTGACCTTCCCGATGAGGCTGGGGGGGAACGGTTCCCGGAGGTCGCGGCGCATCTGGGGATCGAGGACGTAGCTGCTCGGCACGTCGAACTCCACGTCGGTCTGGCCGGTCATGGTGATGTTCGTCACCATGTCTCCTTGTCCCGGTCATGCTCGAAGTCCACGGCACAATCGAGATGACACGTCGCGCCGTTGTAGAGCGAGCGCTTCTCGGCGGCGAACACTTCGAGGCCGCAGAAGACACACGGCTGCCGAGCGCAGTCCCGCTTGTGATGGATCAGGCCGACGGCACCCATGTCCCAACCACCACAGGCCGGACACCGGGCTCGCGTGAGGCGATCGAGTTGACCCGGCATCACGCCGACCTCAGTTCACCGAGTAGCCCGGCGGTCTCATGGGCCTGCAACATGGCCCGCGAGACTCGGGCGATCGTCGTCAGATGACCTGTGCCGCACTCCTCATGGCGTGAGCCTTCGAGTCCGAGAGCTCCACGAACGAGACGCCGGCACCAGCTACAGCGATACGTCAGCGAGTCCGGCGTGTGGTCCCACTCGGCGAGGATGGGGTCGCGCTTCATCGGCGAGCCCCTGCGAAGAACGACAGGATGAGGAGGACGACGATGACCCATGCGGCGATCCACCACCACATCAGGCCGCACTCCCACAGACCTTGCAGAGGAAGGGTTCGAGTGGAGGGATCTCCCGGCGCTTAGCGTCCTGTTCGACTCGGCGTCCGCAGAGCGTGGAGGTCTCGTTGGGGAGAACGACGTGCCATACCGAGGTGCCGTGGACGTAGCTCATCGCTCGAAGCCCCTTGAGGAGATGACCATCTCGAGTTGTCTCGCTGTGCTCTCTGCGACGAATCCGGTTGAGTTGATCTCGTTCTCGGCGTAGTTCAGGAGACGGGCAAGTTCGAGGTCGCCGGATTCGTGCGCCTGCTGCGCGGCCTTTGCCCAGACATGACGCCGGCGGCGGTTCTCCGTCCGATGTTGACGGTCCCGCGTCATATCGCCTCGGTACGCGAGGGCAACGCTGGTCGGGACATCGATACCATGGTCCCGGCGCTTGTCCTTGTCCGAGCCTCGGATTGCTTCCCAGTTCGTCGGCACTCTCAAGACTCCGTAGCGAAGGACTCGCTGAACTGCCGCCACTCCGAGTCAATCTGTCGCTCGCGGAGCCGGTCGTAGAACAGGCGGGCGACCGCGGCGTATCCGTCAAGCTCCTCGGCGGTGTCGTCGGTCTCCTCGGCCAGCCGCGCACCGTCGATCATCAGATTCCCCAGGTGGTTGAACCAGCGCTCCCAACGTTCCGCGAGGAGCGGCGTCTCCGCGGCCTCTGCGACCTCGGACGCGTTCGCCTTCCGGTAATAGCTCTTCCATAGACTGGAGTCGGGGAGTTCCACGTCCTGTCCTGGCCTAAGGTCGCTCGGCACCGAGACCAATCCGGCCTTCGCGGCGGCTTCCCATGTCCTCATGTAGACCTTCACCGTTGTTCCGCCGACCCCTGCGGCCTTAGCGAACTCACTGGTAGCAACCTTGCCCGACGCCGGCGTCGAGTAACGCGGGCTGTGATCTTTCTCCACCGACCGGGCAACCCAAAGAGCCGACTCCCACTCGCCGAACTTGAACCGACGCCCGAACTGCTTGGCGTCCCTCTCCCATGCTGCCTTCGTCATTCCCCTTCCTCCCTTTTTAGGCCGAAGCCGTCTCGAACAGATCGCCCAGACCAACGCCGAGTGCAGCGGCGACAGCGCGAAGCGTTTCGGAGTTCGCCCGGCCACTCCGCTCGAGTCGGCTGATGGTCTTCACGGCGACGCCCGCCTTGTAGGCGAGGTGCTCCTGGGAAAGGCCACGGGCTTCGCGGAGTTCCTTGATCCGGTTCATGGAGGCCGAATGTATCAGGCTAGATGTATCCGGTCAACCGTGGCAGGCCAGAAAGAGTGACAGGATTTGACAGGAGCGGCCTGTCCGGTCCAAACTGTCCCCCCTATGGCCTCCACCACACGAAGGACGCGAACCCGCAAGCCGACGAGCTTCGGCGAGTTCATGCGCGGGCGAAGGCAGGAACTTGGTCTATCGCTGGATCAACTGGCGTTCCGCTGCGGGATCGGCGTCCGTCTACTCGGGGCGTACGAGCGTGGTGAACACCAGCCGGGTGCCAAGCACCTAACGGCCATCATGGGAGCCCTTGAGACCGAGCTACCGTGGAAGACCGATCCTGGAGACTCCTCTACGGCCAGGAAGGTCAGTCTCCGCGAATGGGTGAACTCTGAGGAGTCTTCCGTCCTAGGCTTTGCCGGGGTCGGCAGGTAGCCCACCGAGGCGACGGCGGTGCCGATCAAGCTACTGCATACTTGTCACGCGGGAGGAGACCGCGAGGGCCAGGTGGACAACGGACACCTCCTCCATCACTGGACGCTTTGGCTCACCGCGAACGGCCTGTCGGTCAAGACGGTCTGGGACTACGGGTACGCGCTGATGAAGTTCGCTGCCTGGCCGGGTGACGGGAGCCACCCCGGCATCATCGGCCGGGACCTCCGCACGATCACGGACCTGGAAATCGCAACTTTCCTCGCCGTGGCGATCGGCGCCAAGGCTCATTCGCGGCAGCAGTACGTGAAGGCGTTCCGCTCGTTCTTCGGCTGGCTCCATGCCCGCGGCGAGATCCCGCGGGACCCCACCGCCATCGTGAAGCCGCGACCACCCCGCCGAACGCCCCAGGAGCCCTTCTCCCGCGACGAACTCGCCGCCTTGGTCATCAGGGCGCACCTTCGCCACCCGCGGCGTGGAGCGGCGATCCTGGCCTGCTACGCCCTCGGTACGCGGCGCTCAGAATTCGCCGGCATCGCCGAATCAGACATCGACTGGGACGGCCGGAAGGTCCGGGTCGTCGGCAAGGGTCCGAAGGTTCGGCGGATCGACCTCGGCCCGCTCGCGGCACACGCCCTGCGGGAGCTGCTCGAGCTCGGCCCCGAACCGCGGGGGACGGTCCCGGGGACCCTGCTCGGGATCCGGCCGGTCCAGTTCGCGGCGTGGGTCTCCCAGGCCGCCCGGGACTGCGGCTTCGAGGGACGCAAGTGCAGGACGCACACACTCCGAGCGACGGCGGCGACGGTCATGGACCATGCCAACGTCCCAAGCCGGGTGATCCAGGACTTCCTCGGCCACGAGAGCGTCGCCACGACGGGCATCTATCTCGGCCTATTCGACGGGGACCAGGCCGATGCCGTGAGAGCCCTGTGAAACGCGAAAGACGCCCGCCCCGACCGCCAGGGAGGAAGACAACGGTCGAGACGGGCGCCGGGGCCGCGCAGGGCGCGACTACTCTGAGCCAGGCTGGGGGCCGAGATCGTTCCCCGGCCGGGACGCGATGAACGTGATGACCCAGCCGATGATGGCCGAGACGCCGGCCACCCATGAGGGAGCCTCGGTCCCGTAGACCGCGGCGACGATGGCAGCCCATAGGCCGAGCCAGACCTCGGTCGGCCGGGATTTCAAGAAATCGACGACTTTCTTCACTTTCGACCCCCCAATGTAAAGCCGACGCCGAGCGTGTTGAACGCGATGGCTAGGACGAACCACTCCAGCGCCGGGAGCAGGATCTTCTCGTCGATGACGGCGCCGACCAGTCCGAGGACGATGCAGACCAGAGCAAGCAGAGCGGTGATGGACATGGAACCTCCTATCGGGTCAGGACCAGGAGCAGTCCGATCGGCGTCCCCTGACACAGACGCCGGGGACGACAGGGCCGGGGAGCGAGCAGTGAAAGGGCGAGCCCGGATCCCTGGAGGAACTCTCGGCGGTTGAGGATCAGGTCCTCTAGCAGAACGGTGACGGACATCAGCAGATCGGCGGCGGTGCCGGATGCCCGCCGCAGTTCGGTGGCACGGTGTTGGTCACGGTCACGATCGGCGGTGGGATGGGGCCTGGGGTCGGGGAGACTTCCTCGACGATCTCCATCACCGAGCGGAGCGACTGCCCGAGCGCGCTCGCCATCTCCGGTTCGCTGGAGCGAAAGGTCTGCTCACATCCCACGGCCTGGTCGCCCGGGTCGACGAAGCACTGGTCGGTCCCGGGTCCGCCGTAGACCGTCTCGCCGCCCCTATCGTCGACAGCGAACAGGCGATCGCGCCCGGACCCGCCGCGTATCAGGTCTCGCCCGCCGCCGCCGACGGCTACGTCCCGGCCCTTGCCCGCCCGGAGTACGTCATTGCCCGCCGCGCCGTGGACGTAGTCCCTTCCCGCCAGCGCACACAGGATGTTGGCACCCGCGGTCCCGGTCTTCACGTCACGGGACGGCGTGCCGACCCACGTGCATCGGGATGGCGCCGAGGGCTCGGCGTGGGCGATGACGAGCGATAGAGCGCCGATAGTGAGGGCCAGGGGGATCAGTGTCCATCGCACTCGGGCGGCACCTCCGGGATCACGAACTGCACGGGCACCCCGAGTTGGTCGGCGATCTCGCGCAACGCGGTGAGCTGGTCGACGTTCGCCTGGGCCGAGACGCAGGAGATCGTGAACTGCGCCTCGTCGACCTGCGACGAGACCCACGCCGTGCCGATCACCGACAGGACGACGATCACCGTGAGGATGATGACCATCCGCCACGACCCGGCGTGGTTGTAGGTAGGGCTCACCCTAGCGCCCCGTACCGGATCCCGATGGCGGACAACACCGCCCCGGCGACCGCTGCCAGGAAGAAATACACCTGCCGTCGGATCGACTGATGCTCTTTGTCGTTGTCCGTCCGCAGGTTCTCGATGTCCTTCGTGTTGTCGCGGACGGCGCGAACGATCGGCGATGGCTCGGTCTCCGACAGCGATTCGATCCGCAAGAATCGCACCGCCAGGTCCTGCTGGCTCAGTTGGTAGGCCGCGGCGTCGTGTCGATCGCTCATCAGCCGTATGCCCCGAGGGTGTTGTGACGAGGATCACCGAAGCCAGCGCCGTTGTAGAAGCGGAGTCCGTCCACTCGTACGCTCTCGACCGCGGCCTGCTCAGCCTTCGTGGTCTCCAACAGGTCTAGAGCTCGGCCTTGGCGGTGGTAGCCGAGGCAAGGTGACGCGGCCTTGTAGCCGGTGCCGGCCTTGTACATCTGATAGAGCGTGTTCTGCTGGTCCCACGTCCGGTAGCTCCCCGAGTACATGCTCGTCGAGGAGACTGTCACCTGGATGCCGGGCTCCTTCCGCATGGCCTTGAGCAGCCCGACCATCACCTTCGCGTGACAAGTGACCACGACCACGGTCGGATCACCATCCCGCTTGTACTTGAAGCTGCGCGTGATGAGTCCCGCGGGGTTGTCCTTCTCGCAGGATGGGGTCTCGAGCGGAGCCTTGTAGGCGGCGGACTTCTCCAGCTTGGAGATCGCCGCGGTGATCTTTATCTGGAGACGCTTAGGCTGGGTCGTATCGAAGTCAACGCTCATCCTGTCCCCCAGTAGGCTCGTGCTGCAGCAATCTCCTCGGCGTTCGGCCAGACCACGTCGGTGAGCGGAACGGCCATGACTCCCGTCCCGCCGTGCCCGAAGCCGAGCGCGTGTCCGACCTCATGTGTGATGACCCCGGTCAGGGGGCCGAGGTTGCGACCGAGGACGGCGTTGCGCCAGGTCGTGATGTCCACCTGGATGAAGCCGCACTCGGGCGGTTCGTTGAACTGCGTCCACGCGCCGATCCCCGGCGGCACGTCGAAGACCTCGCACGTCACGCCGGGCTCCGGGCAGCCGAGCGGGCCGGGATGGAACACCAGGTCGAGCCCCACCGGCGCCCACCGCTGGAGCGCTCGAGCCCAGGCGGCGTTCCAGTACTTCCGCTTGCGGACAGTGAACGACTCCTGGTCCCAGAAGTTGATCGTGGGAGCAGAGTCATAATGAGGTTGGATGTAGTAAGCGCTGGGGTACCAATCGGGCACGGCGCCTCCTTGCAGTAGGAGGGTCACCCTCCGAAGAAGCCGCTCATGCCGAAGGGGTCCACGACGGCCGCGCCCGCCCCGCCGGCGTCGTTCTTGAGCTCGGCGGCGATGATCCCCCAGCCGACACTGGTTGTCGTCCAGGTCGCCGATGCCGTGGTTTCGAATGCATCCTCTCGATACTGAGTCATCATGCCGATGTTCGGTCCCGCCCCGGACATGTCGTCGGCTTCGGTCCAGCTTGCGCGAGGAGTATGCCCCTCGGTGGCGAAGTGCCAGACGAAAGCGATAGGTCGATTGGCCGCATCCCCCGCCGCCGCCAGTGTCACGGTGGCAGTGCCGCTCAGCCCATCGGCGGTCGGCGTCTGCACGAACGCCGATGCGACGCCACCCGAGAGGTCTACCCCGGTCGCCCCGAAGAATGATGTGTAGCAACCGAGTTGGGTGTTCCCGCCGAAGTCCACGGTCGTCGCACCCGTGGTTGAACCGCTGGCGTTGGCCCCAAACATGGTCAGTCGGCTGTTGGGGGTGTCGGTATCGGGAGGAACGTACGTCTTCACGTTCAACCATGTCAGGTTGTTTCCCGACATCGTTGGGTTGTCCGCCGCCCCCACCGTGCGGCGGTTGTAGACGCAGGCGATGATGAGACCCGTTGCGGGGGGCGCCCATGACGTGTTCGTGTAGCTGGCCTGATCGGCGGCGTTGGCGATGTCGGGGTTCGCCGATGCGCCGAGGTTGGTGAAGACGATCGCCATTAGCTGATGGACCCCCCTGGTGTGTCATGTCCGAAGGCGTTCCATTGAGCCCACGTCTTGTTCACACCGGCCCCCGGGGAACCGCCGCTCCAGTGGAAGTACGCCAAGGCTGTATCGAGGGTGTGGTAGTGGTTGTCCTCGAACGTGTTGTCTCGGGTATAGATCTGGTCGCTCGCGGTGTTCCCCCCGGCTCCTACACGGTCAAGAGATGTGGTCGTAAACGTGATGTCGTTGTCGAAGACGTGGACGCTTCGAGTACCGGGAACCCCACCGGATATATGCCCCACCGTGTCGATGAGATAGATGGCTCGTCTTGATCCGACGAGTGAGTTCTTCGTGACGTCGATGCTCTGGAAGTTTGCCGAAGGGCTGTTCTGCCCATCGCAGGTCGACACGAGGAGCTGCGGGTTGTTGAAGATGTCGTCTGACGGATCGCCCTCTCCGTTGTGGGAGAGAAAGTTCCGCTTGATCGTCGTCCCCCCGTAGCTGATCTCATAGAAGATGCCCCAGTTGCGGTTGTCCTCGACGACGTTCTCCTGGATCAGGATGTTGTACATGAAGCCGTCGAACCATATGCCGGAACCGTAGTTGTCGTGGAACCAGGAGAACTGAACCGTGGTGTTGGAGCAGTTCGACCACTTCGTACCACCCGCATCGGCGACGGGGCTGAACTGGAGGGTGTTGTTGTTGGAGACGCGACAGTATTCGTAGGTCGTCCCCAAGACCACCGCCGTCGTTCCGCAGCTGATCCCGTACATCCCGTTGGAGTGGATATAGCACCGCCGGACGATGCTGTTCGGTCCGTTCATAACCAAGCCCTTGACGCGGTTGTTGCGGATGATCACGTCCTCGAGCAGCCAGTTACCGTCTCCGACAGCCGCGCCGTTCGTGTGCTGGATGGCAGCCCGGAAACTCTCCGATAGGGCCGTGCCCTGGTGCTCGAACACGCCGCCGCGGATCTGCACACCCCCCAAGGCCGTCTGAACGATGGCGGCGAGCAAGGTGTCGTTGCCGGTGAGCACCGCGCTATCCGCGGCCGTCCTGGTATATCCGCCGGCGGATTCGAGATACCACTGTTGGCCGGCGAGGGGAGCGAGAGTAGCGGAGACGTTGTGTGTGCCCTTGGTGAACCAAAGTTTCCCGTTCGTTCCGGCCGCCGTGATCTTCGCAGCGATGCTGTCCCCGGGGTTGACGGTCGTGAACGGTCCCGTAGGGACGGTGACGGCGTGAGGGATCGTCCCGTCCCGCACGGTCTGATTGCCTGCGGTCGGACCGTATCCCGGGGGGACCGGAGGACTTCCTAGGTCTTTACCGCCGCGCCGTAGACGAAGACTCACCACTCATACCCGTAGACGTTCACGTCAATGGAGATCGCCGCATCGGTGGTGACGTGGAGCTCAAAGTCGGCGGTGGTGATGAACACGGGGGTGGGTGGGGTGAACACGATGCCGGGCTTTGAAGTTGTGGACGGCGCGGCGCTGAAGGGAAGGATGAGCTGGTCGGTGCCGGCCGTGTAGACCGTATCCCCGTTGGCACCCGCCCATAGGAGGACACGACCGGCCGTGGTCCCGAAGGACGCGATGACGATGGAGGTGATGGCGATCTTCTTGCCCGCCGTCGGGTCCCACAGGACCGCGCCCGTCTGCGTAGCGGTGTAGGACGCCGACTTGAAGACCTGCATCCCTGGGTCGATGTGGGACACCAGTTGCCTGCCATAAAGGTCGGAGACGCTCTGGGCTCGGTCGTTCGCAGTGACGGCCGTCGGCATCGAGGCGAACGCCTTGTGCCCGATGAATACGGGATTCCCTGCCGAAACGGCATCATGGGCCACATCTAGAGTTGAGGCGTCCACCACGATCTTGACGCGGCGCTGGTCGTCTATACCGATCGCCGCCGACCGACCGTCCGTCACCGCCGAAGGGGTGGACTGATAGAAACCTGCCACCGTGGTATCGGCCGTCGTGCCCGCCGTGAAGGCCGAGTTGTCCGTCGCCGATGAGCCACCCGAACCAGCGAAGGACGTGACCTGATTCCCGGCGCCGTCCACGATCGCCACATTCAAAGCGTCGTTCGCGGCGAGGTTCCTGACCGTGGCATCTGAGGTGCCGTCGGTGATCTGGACCTTCTGGCCGGTCTGGTTCGAGGCGATCGCCACTGGGATGGAGTTCGCCATCGTCTGCTGACCGCGGACCAATGGGGAGGAGACGCCGTCGCCGCCGAGGTCTATCTTGACCTGCTGGTAGAAGACACTGCCGACGTCGTCGGCGGCGATGTCCTTGCCGGAGCCTGGGGTTATGGGCACATTGTCGGCCATCTATCCTCCTAAGCGAGCTGAACAGCCCAGGTCGTCGAGTTCGTATAGATCACGGAGGAAGTAGCGTCCGAGGTGTTCTGCGCGGCCTGGAGCTGCACATCACCGGCTGTACCGGCCGTGATGAACACGCCCTCGATCACTACATGCATCCGGATCGTGATGGACCCGCCGAGCGCGATAGTGCTACCCGGACTCACCGTGTCGTCCCATTGCCGATAAATGGTGTTGAGGGCGGCATCGAATCCGACTACCGACGCGGTCAGACGCCCACCCGCCGGGAACGTCCATCCGAGTTTGATGTCGGCCGCCGCTACGGCCGAGTAGATGACCGGCATAGTGAAGCGCCAGACCGTATTCGCCAGCACCGGAATGACGAGCGAGGTCACATTCGCCAACGTTGTATTGGGGAAGTTCTGGTCGGAGGTCTTCCGGCCGATGAGGTGCGGCCCCATCGAGTTGATCTGGTCCCTGATCTCGATGTTCAGCTCCGAAGACTCGACGCCTTCCTGGAAGGCCCATGTCTTCGGGTTCGTGAATGTCGCCGTTGCTGGCATCCGCTATCTCCCCAAGATGAAGTTGTCGTCCAGCCGGAACGCCGGATCGTCGAGCCTGGCGTAGTTCTCCACGGCGGTCGGCGAGACGCGGAGTGACACGACCCAGGTGTCTTGGCCGAACTCATGCGCGACGCCCTCAACCGCCGAGACCTGCGCGATGCCGGTCTCCGACTCCAGCACCTTGACGAGGTCGCCCAGCTCCCTGCCCAGCACCCGGTCCCAATGCCGGTGCTGCATCCCGTTGTCGACGAGCCCCTCGATCCGGAGCTCGGGCTCGTGATACCGGTCGACGTACTGCTGGGCCAGGTCGAGGACCTGAGCGTCGTCCGATAGAGGCAGGCCGCTCTCGACCTTGGAGCGCGTGTTGTAACGCTGATAGGACGAGGTGTCCTGGACGACCTGCTCCGTCCCGCCTTCCCTCGTCAACCGGACGTCGTTCAGGATCAGCGACTTGTCGAAGACGATGACGAGGTCCCGGTAGCTCATCCCCGACCCGTCGTCGGCCCAGGTGCGGGTGGAGAAGTCCGGCTGGCCCGTCGACCCCCGCTCGGTGAAGACGAACAGGCCAGCGCGATCGACGAAGAAGCGGCCCTGCTCCACCTTCGCCATCTGCTGGATGTGCTCCAGGACGTTGGCGTTCTCTAAGGTCACCGCCGCGACCGTGGAGACGCCGGTCTCGATCAGCATCTCGGTCGGCGCGAACCCCGCGGCCAGGAGCACGGCCTCGACACGTTCGCCTGTCTGCTGCTGGGGGAAGTCCCCCGACACCTTCGCGCCGTCGTTCGCCAGGAGTTCGAACCCGTCGACGATCTGGATCGTGACGACGTTGTCACCCTCGGCGGGGAAGGTGACCGGCCAGGCCTCCACGAAGCCCTGGAAGACGGGATAGGTGACCAGGTCCCACGTCGCCCTGATCCGTATCCGCCGGAGAGGAAGGATGTCGGGGTAGTACGGGGAGGACACGTTGAACGGCGTGAACCGTCCGTCGCGGTTGTCCAGGACGAGATACCCCGTCCCGGCCTCGGCGGTGCGCTCGAGCTCGCGCTGCCCGCCGCGGTCGGTCGCTCCGGAGCGGACCCACTGGGTGATGTCCTCGTCCCAGGAGATCGCCGAGACACGGTCCAGGGTGTTCCCGCTGTCGAGCAGGGACTTCGTCGGGTGGTCAAGGACGAAGCCGAACTCGATCAGGTCGTCTCGGTCTAGCTCCACCCGAAGGCCGGGGATGAACCCCTGAACTGGGGGCGCGGCAGGTTGACTGCCGAACAGGGTAAGCAGGCCCATCTAGTTCAGCCCTGTGCCGGCGTTGCGGTTGCCGAGTTTGACCAACTGGTCCCGAGTGACCTTCGCCAGGACCTTGCCGTCGATCACCAGAGTGATGTCGCCGCCCTGACCACTCTGGAGCCGGTTGGCCTCGGCGAGGAGTTCGGCGATCCGATCGGCGCGGCCCTGGAGCTTGTCCATCTTGTTGCCGAAGAAGTCCTTCGACAGGACTCCCCCTTCGTGGTCGGCGATGCGGTTGATCGCCGCGAGTTGCTGGGAAGCCTGCTCGACGAGTTCCGGACCGCCTTGCAATAGGGCTTGAGCGAACCCCAGCCCCTCCGGTCCGGCGCCAGCGATCTGCGACAGAAGCCCCTTCGATGCACCCTGGCGCTTGAGTGCGTCCAGGACATCGGCGAACCCCTGAGCACCAGCGAGCTGAGACGAGAGGAAGTCCTGAATCCCGAGCGGATTCTCGCCCTGCCCGAACCCGCCGACGAAGTCGGAGAACGAGGCGAACCCACCGCTGATCCCGCCGGCGAAATCGCGCATCTTCGAGCGGAAGTCACTGATAGCTGACTTCGCGGCGTCGAGCATCTTGCCGATGCTGTCGGTGACGGCCTGAGCGACCTGACGATCCTTGTCCGTGATGCCGTTCTTCAGGCCCTCCATCAGGTCGTGACCGAGCTCGGCCATCTTCTTTGAAGGAGACTCGGCCTCGGCTTCTCGTTTGGCCGCCGCGATCGCGTCATGAACGGCCTGCGCCGCGGCGACGGAGATGAGCTCGCTGTGCGTCGTGATGCCGAGCACAACCCCCTGCGCTAGCGCCGCGCCAATCTCCGGGGCGTGCTGCCTCGCAAAAGCAGTCGCTCCACCGATCCCAGCCTTGACGTCATCGACCAGGGCGCGGATCTCCTTGCCCGAGAGCCCAGCTTCCTTCCCGAGATCCTTGATGGCCGTGATGGCTTCCCGGCGGGTGGCGTTGCCGTTCGCGACCTCCTGCTGGAACTGACGGACGGCACCAAAGAGGGACGTCTGCGCTTCGACCGCGTTGAGGGATGCAGCGTCGACTTCCTTTAGAGCATCCCGGTACTTGAAGGTTCCCTGTGCTCCCTTGTCTCGGAGTACGTTGAGGGCGTGATGGGCCGCAGCGAGTCGATCCTCGGCTTCCTTGTCGGCGCGGACGGCTTCGATAAGAGCGAATGTCGGACTGGCGAGCGCGAGCAGCGCGTCGAGTTGGCTACGTAGGGCGAGGGTGACCGCGTCGACGACCTGTTTCTCGTTCTCCATCGCGCCGGACAGGTTCGTGATGCCCGCCTGAGCGAGTCCGGCCTTCTGTTGCATCTCGCCCATCGACTGCGCCGCGCCTAACGTTCCCTCACGAACGAGGTTCGACGACACGGCCACGCGCCCAAGGATGATCTCCGAGTTACCGAAGGTCTTCGTCGTCACCGTCATGCTGTCTCGGAGCTTCACCGTGTCTTCGGCCAAACCCAAGGGGTCCCAAGCGGCGACCGCAGCAGTGAGACCCGCGAACGCGACAGCAAAGGCCGCGGCTGCTGTGGCGGCCGTGGTGAATGCCACGCCGAGCCCTTCGGCGCCGACCGCCAACTCGAGAACCTGCGACGCGGACGACGTGAGATCCAGATCATCCAGCCTCTGCGCGATCTCCAGCAGGAGTTCGGGGATAAACGTCAGGGCCTTCCAGCCGGCGAACGCCAGACCGACGTTGCGAACGAGTGGAAGAAATGGAGCCATCGTCCTAACGAGTCCGGTGGTTATCTCCGCAAGCGAGGTCAGCATGGGGATGACCGCGCGGGCGAGTTGGACCTGCAACCCTTCCCAGGCCGCCCCGAGCTCCCGCTGGGCAATGGTCAGAGCGCGAGCGGCGTCCACGTCCTGCTGAGACATGATCAGGCCGGCCTCGGCGGCATGTTCCGCGAAGGTCGCCAGCTCGTCCGAGTTCGCCGCGAGTAGCGGGAGTAGCGCTTTCCCTGAACGGCCGAACAGGTTCATCGCGGCGGCAGTACGGTCGACTCCGGGACCCATCTCCCCGAAGGTCGCTGAGAGCTGAGCCAGAACCGCCTGGAAGTCGATCTGCCCGTCGGCGGTACGGACAACGTCGATGCCGTACTGCTGGAGCACGTCATCGTTCGCAACCAGGTGCTTGGAGAGGATGCCGAAGCCGGTCGAGAGCTGATCGACCCCAACACCTAAGGCTTGGCCTTGGGCTCGCAGAACCGATGCCTGCTCGGCGGTCGTACCAAGCTGTCCCTCGAGCTTGCGAACCTCACCGGCTACGGTCTCGAACGTGGATACTCCCTTGAGGGTCAACGCAGCTAGGCCAAGACCGACCGCGGCGAATGCCGAGGTTGCCACGCTCGCGAGGTTCGACAAGGCCGAGCTCGTGGACCCCCCGAACCCGACGATCGACTTCTGAGCCTTGGTCAGGTCCCCGGTCAAGGGGTCGATATTGCCGATGACATCGACAACGAGGGTCGCTATTGTGGCCGTCAGTCACCGCCTTCATCAGGGAGGGAAGCCATGCAGGAACTGCCGCCACCGCCGAAGCAAGTGCGGGTCGAGCGATACGTCGAACGCTATCCAGGCGATCTGACGATGGAGAAGGGCATCAACCAGATGCTCGCTCAAGGATGGCGAGTCGACGACACCTCCACCCACAAGAGCGCCTGGACACCTGCGGCCGGCATCTTCACCGAACGGAAGGTCCACGTCGTAACGTTCACGAAGTAGCTTCCGAGTGGGGCAGGGGTTGCGATGCCGCAGCCTCCAAGATCATCCCGAGGGCAGCAGACGTATCTTCCTCCCTCACCTCTCCGCGATCCCAATCGAAGTAGGCATCGAAGAGTTTGCGGAGCGAGACGGAGGAGCCGTGAGATGCGGCGGTGACGTAGGACAGGACTGCACCCGCCCAATCGATCCGTTCATGAATCAGGATGGACCCGTTCACACGTTCGAACGCCGCCCACTCCATGAGCTCTTGCTGGGTGATACGTTGCTCGAGTTCAGATGGCGAAGTGCCCAGCGCCAGGGCTACTCGGTAGAGTTGCCTCCGGGCTGGGCGCGCTCGAAAGCCGCCGCCAACTCCTCGACGTCCTGATCCCCGACACCACAGAGCCGACGCGCCACGTCGTAGAGCTTGGCTACGAACCCGGCGTCGAGTTTGGCTACCTCGTCATCGGTGAATGTCGACCCGTCTTCGTCGGTAAGACAACGTGCAACGAGACGAGCGCGAAATGTTCCGTCGATCGGCTTGGGCTTGAGTGTCCCATCCGCCGACTGCGTGAATAGCGCGCGCTCGTACTCGCCGTATTCCTTGGCCGACAGGCCGTGCATTTGGACCTTGCCGCCGGCGATCTCGATGACCTCTTCGGCTGGAGCGAGTTCGAGGATCTCCTTCTTACTGAGCATGTGCCTCCTAATCCAGGCTTAGCTAGGTGTGACCGAGGAAACGCCCGGCGTCACGATCTTGAAAGTGACGTGCGCTTCCATGCCAGCAGCGTCCGTCGCCTCGATCTCCCACTGTGACGTGACCACGGGGAAGCGATACGCCGAGGCCCAGTTCGGATGCTGCAGCTCGTAGTACCGCAGCGCCACCGCGACGGAGTCGTAGTCGGACTTCATGTTCGTGTGCGTCGTGATCGTGGGATCCCACAGCACGTTCAACGTGACCTCGAGTCCTTCCTGCCGACCAGGGAGGAAGTCGGACCACAGGTCACCATGAGCAGACACGTCGATCAGGCCACGGTTCGACCCAACAGCCGAGATGGTGTTGATCTGGGTCACGGTGTTGTACGTGCCCGTTGCCACGCCGAGCGCCGCGTTCTGCTTCAGGAATCCAAGGAACCCTGCTTGCTTGGTCATCTACCCTCCTTCCCTAAGCGACGAAGACCGCGGCGGTAACGGATGTGATGAAGGAGTTCGTGATGGCGACCGTCCCGTTCGACTGGAGATACCGCCGCACGGGTGTGAGCCGGATGAACCGCTCCGTCGCGTTCGTCACCACGACCGTCACGTCGGGGTTGTACGCGGTAGCTCCTGCCGCGTTCGACAGGCTGGTCGCGTCGTCGATCACGACCGTGTCCGGGGAACCACCGGCGTTCTTGACGTGCAGGATGTGCGTCTTGTCCAGGTCCGCGGTCGCTGGCGTGAACGTGTCGTTCGCGCTCACCCCTGTGTAGGTCGGGACCACCCCGGCCTCTGTAACCGTCTGCACCGTGTAGGCTGCCAATCTATCCTCCTCCTATCTCATGGCGATCTTGAAGATCGCCGCCATCGCCACCTCGATCGGCCCCTCTGATTCATCCGCGGCATCGCTTGCGAACGGCTGAGCCGACATGTAGCGCGTCCCGAAGTTGACGAACCGCGCATATGCAACCGTGGGACCGACGTGTGCGGTATCTCCGTCCACCTGAACAACGATGGACTTAGATAGCGCTCCCGTATCCTTCGGTGCATGGATCCTCATGTCGGCAGCGACCACCTCACCTCCGGCCTTGGCCGCGATAGGCTCCGCGATCTTGGCCGCTATCTTTCGGCGTTCAAGAGCCGTGAGTGCCTGGGGGATACCGTGGACGGTCACCTAACCGGCCCCCTCATGAACGGACGCAGCGTCATCTTGTTGTCCTGGGTCAGGAACAACGTCGTGGGGAAACCCGCCGTCTCCACCGGGAACCCTCCCTGAGACAGCGCTTGCCCCGATTCGTCGGCCGTGTAGGCCCGCTTGACCATCTCGATACAGACGGCCTTGATCGCCTTGAACGACTCCGAGGTCTCGGCGTAGCCGTGCGTGTACGTCACGGTCGCCCCGCTGGTCCACGCCGACCCTGGTGACGACACGGTTCCCGATCGGAGTCCTCGGGGGACGATGTAGTAGTCCGTCGTCGCCACCCCACCGACCAGCACCGATGAGACCGCCGTCACCGGACGCTCGGGGAGGCTCAGGAACGATGACGCGGTCGGATAGACCGTGATCACGTCTCCCGTCACCTGTGAGAGCGTCTGGTTGCAGTAGGCCCGGATGATCGACGACGCCGACTGCGCCAGCGATTGAAGGCGCGAGAGGTCAGACGGTACGGGTAGGTTGCTCCACTCGCAGACCTCCGTGGCGGTGGCGAACGGTCCGGCCATCTACTGGTTGGTCATCTGGAGCCACGTTGTCGTCCCACTGACGACGGTGCTCCCGACGCCCGGAGGAGTCGGTGCTCCTGCCGCGGACGTGCCGGCGACCGTGCAGCGGTACACGATCCTCGAGGCCGGAACGTCGACCCAGTCGCCGAGCGAGTTCGCAACCGCCCCCGGCCAGTCGATCGCGATCAGCGCTCGACCGGTCGAGTCGAGGGTCGACGTGGTCAGGCGACCCATGTAGTCCGTCGCCGTCGTCCCGGGGTTCAGGATGCGTCGAAGTAGAAAATCCCTTCGGAATGTCGTGGTTGCCATCAGCCCTCCCTGAGGGTTGCGATGAGGTCATCCTTGGTGCCTGAGGTCGGCAGGCCCTTGCTCTCAGCGAGGGCCTTGAGTTGCGCGACTGTCCGGTCCTCGTACTTCCCGGTGCCGGTGTCGGACTCTTCGCTCTCGGCGGGCGCTTCCGGTGCGGGCAGGTCCTTGAGCCGCGCCTTGATCGCCTTCGCCTCTTCGGTCCTGCCGATCCCTTCCTGCATGGCGAGGTCGCGCTCGAGCTGTAACCGCAGCCGCGCCGCTTCCTCCGGCGTCGGGTCCGGGGTCGGGTCGGCCTTGACGGTGAGTTCTTCCGCCATTCGGTTCTCCTTTCGGTCTCCCCGGTATGGGGGGCGGGGATGCAGATGATGGCCCCGCCCCCAGAGCCGGGACTGCTTACGTTGCGGTGAGCTCGATGACGCCGTTGTCCACGAGGCGCAGCGGCGTGAAGTAGCCCGCGTACGCCACCTGGACGCCGAGCACCGACGGCTCTGTGACCTGGAGCGTTCCGACCCTCTGCTCGTAGACCTCCACAGCAGCGGTCGAGAACAGGAAGGCCTTGTTCGTGCCGAGGCCCGCCGACATGTACGTCGGGATCCCGGCGACGGCGCCGATGAGCCCCTGTGAGAAGTCGCCCGCGGACAGACCGTCTCCGGTCTGGGCAACACTCACGATGGGGGCGAACAGCGGACCGAACACCGGAAGGCGTCCGGGCGACAGCGCCAGGACGACCCTACCCATACCGGCGGTAGCCGTGTAGACCGTCGACGCTGCCGTCCACAGCGCCGCCCGGATCGTCGCCGCGGTGGGCGACGCGCCGTAGCCGACGTTCGTCGAGGTGGAGGCGTCCAGGTTGGTCCCCAGAGCCGCCTCCGTCTGCACGGCGTACCTTGCGGCGAGGTCGTTGATGATCGTGTCCATGACCCCCGGCGAGGAGAAGTCGATGTTCTGCCGGGAGACGTTGACGTACCCGCCGTAGGTCACGGCGTTCGCCGTCAGCTTGGAGATCGTCATCTTCTGCGAGACGAGCTCGGCCTTCTCATCCGCCGCCGCTCCCGCCGAACCCTGAACCGCCACCGACGTTCCCTGGGTCACCAGGGGACGGAACCAGGTAGCGGCCGGCATCGGCCGGGGTCCGATGAGGCCGACCAACGGCCGAGCCGCGTCGATGAAGTTGATCACTCCATCCAGGATCGGCGTCGGGATGAGCCCGGCGTTGTCCGAGGTCTTCTGGTGCGCCGCGGCACGGGTGTAGAGCTCGATCCGCTCAGCGGCTGTCCGGTCGCCCATGCTGGCGTTGTACTGGTCGAGCACGTACTCCCCGGCCGAGCGGTATTCGACCTCCCCAGACCCCACACGACGAGCGGTGGTGAACGCCTGGTCGAGCTGCTTCATCCGAGCGGAGACCTTCGCGGCCTCGTCGGAGAAGCTCTCCAACTCCGAGAGCTGGCTCTGGATCTCCCCCATGCGGGTTCGGAGCCCGCTGAGGGTTTCCTTCTCGGCGTCGTTCAGGTCACGGGAGTTGTCCTCGGCGTTGGCGATGATGCCCTGAGCCGCGGAGTTCCGCTCCTCCAGTTCCTTCTCGAACCGCCGGATCATGGCGTCGTTCGCCCGAGAGTCGGGCATGTGTTGCTCCTTTCTGATCAGGGGACTACCGCCCGCTCAGCGGTTCGTCAGTCGTTGCCTCGCCCAGGCAAGGACCTCGTCGTCCCGGAACTCATCAAGTGCTGGGGTGGATTGCAGGGGTTCCTGCTCGACCACCTGGAGCCCCGACTGTTCCGCTCGAACAGCGAGCACTCGGGCTCCTGCGTAGACCGGCGCTTCCGTCATCGCGAGATGATCCACGAAGGCCTTCATCACCCGACGCAGATGGCTGCTCCGATGAACCTGGACATCCGAAGGCTTGCCGATACGGAAGCCGACCGATGCCGAAACCATGTCCTCCTCGGCGAGGTTGAGCATGTCATCCCCGAGAGGCGTCTTGCCGACCTTCACCGTGCCGAGCAGGCCGGCATCGGCGTTGGTGAACTTCAGTACCTTGCCGATGGTCTTCCCACGGACGTGCTCGTGGTTGACCGGCACCCGGCCGGCGTGGCTCTCGATGCCATCGAAGGCACCGCGCACGAAGACCTCGCGCCACTGCTCCCCGCGCCAGAAGACCTCGCCTTCCTCTTCCCAGGGAACGGCGACGAGGTCGATCAGGCGCTGCTTCGTGTCGACGTCGGTGATCGTGGAGGAGCGGAGCTCGACGCCCTCCATCGAGGAGCCACGCTCGTTCGCATACAGCCCGGCGAGCTGAGCCTTGGCCTTGTCCTCGGTCGGGTGACAGCCTTCGTTCGCCCCGTCGTCGTTCTTGATCACGCAGTATTCATCCTCGCGCTTCTCGATGTGCCACGGCACTAATCCTCGCCTCCTGTGATCGCCGTGATCGGAGCACTTGGGGCGACATCTCCCTCGCCCTCGCCCAGGAGCCGCTCGGCACGCTGGACCGTCTCAGTATCGACCAGTCCTTCGGCGTGCAGCTTGACCCAGGCATCGGCCCGTTCGGCGAATGGCGGACGGCTGTATTCGTCGCGGTTCAGTTCGGCCTTCTGTCCGGAAGGAAGTCCCCAGTACGAGATCGCCGACATCACATGACCGGCAAGCGCCCTGAGAGTCTGGCGGTCGTGGAAGTCGAACAGGGACGAGACGTTCGAGTAGGTCATCGAATCGCCCCCCGAGGGAAGCCCCACTAGGAAAGGCGGGACTCCCAGGAGTACCGCGATCCGCGATTCGTTGAACTGCGCGAGCTCCAGCATCGTCAGGTCTTTCGGGGAGACCGCGGTGTGGTCGACGAGCTTGGAGCCGCCGTCGAACACCGGCGGAGCTGAGGGGGTCTGGACCCGGCTGGCGAGATATTGCGAGATGAGGTCCTGCGCCTCGTCCTCGCCCAGATCCTTCTCGGTCTCGATGGTCCGCGTGACGACCCCACCCGCGGCCACGACCTCTCGGGTGTACTTCGCCAACAATCCGGCGGTAAGCATTCGCCCCCCAGCCGCCTCCAGTGGACCAACCCCGCGGGCTTGATCAGTCGTGGACTTGTAACGGATGTGGAGGATGTCCTCGGTGATGTCGGGGCCGGTCTCTCCGCCTAGCCGGTACAGACGCACCCCGTTGCGCATCTCAACGTAGATCGCCCAAGCGGGGACAACCCGGAACCGCGAGGGGAAACCATCGGCGAACGAGGCGAGCCTGAGGATGAAGACCTCACCGAGCTGGTAGTCCCAGAACAGTTGCTTGGCGAACTCCTCCCATGACGAGTAGATCGACGGGTCCGGGTTCGTCATCCATGACGTCGGCGCGATCACCCTCCCGTCCCTGGTGCGGAAGACGGGGAACGTCGACAGAGCCGAGGCGTTCTTGTCCAGGCAGGCCCACGCCACATCGAGAAGCTCGTTGAACCGAGAGCCCATATCCCAGTTCGGTGTCGACCAGCTTTTCGGCCAGCCGGCCCACGGTGACGGATAGAACGATGGCAGGGACCGCGGCTCGATCTCCGGTCCGACGATCTCGACGCCGTCCGGATCGCCGTCGGCTTCGCCCGCCCCCACGGTTGACGGGGTGCTCGGCGGGTTCGCGTTCGGCGTCTCCCCGGCGTGGTTCACTCCGCCCGTTAGGAAGTCCCAGAAACCCACCTATGCCCCCCGATACACATGGATCCGCGGCGGACGGTCGTGAGCGTGCTTGGAAGCCTGGTGAGCGGCCATAACGACCGCGATGAGCGCCTGGGTCTCCGCCGATGGTTCGAAGTAGGCTCCCGTGACCGTCTCCTTCATCCGTGAGTCCAACGCCTGCTTGCGCAGCACCTCATCCCCGTCATGGACCAGTGTCCCGGCGGAGATCATCCCGAGGAACGTGGCGGTGGCCTCCATCAGTCGCACAGGGGTCTGCGGCTCGTCCTCCAGCGGTAGCCCCGCTGCCTCAAGGACATCGGTGCCGATGCCGTGCTGGCGCTTGTCCACGTAGATCATCCGCACGTCGTACCGGGTCATGACACGTTGGAGCGCTCGTTCCAGGCCCGGGAAGTTGTAGGGGTAGACCTCCGCTCGTACCGCTACCCCCTGCCCACGCATCGCAGCGATACCGATCGAACACCCGCCCTGTTGGCCCACCCGGACTGCTACCCAGGCCGGTTCTCCATCGGTCACGGCGCCGATGTCGACCCGGAGCGAGTCCCATGCTTCGTCTGTGATCGGAACCGACGCCCCATCCAGCAACGCCGGCCGGTTACAGACGAACCGCATCCAGTGGAACGGCGCCGCCTGTATCGAGGGGTCTTCGTGCTTCTCCCTCAAGGTCTGGATGGTGATCGCCCGGAGGGGATTGCACATCAGAACATCCCGCATCTTCTCCGGCGAACGCCCCTCCGGCAGGGCGTAGTCGTGGATGACTGTGGTCTTTCCTACCACCCTCGTGAACGCCCCTCGAACCGTGACCTCGGCGTCCTCGACGTTCTTCATCGCCTCGCGGATCGTCTCGAACTCCCCATCCGGCTCGCCGGCGGTCGAGATGGCGACGATCTGCCCCCCCTCCTTCTTGCCAGCTTTCCCCCTCCACGTGCGGTAGAGCCGCAGGTCCTTGTGACGGTGGAGCTCCTCGAGCACCGCCAGGTCGAACATCGCCCCATCCCCGGTGCGGTCGTCGGCGGCGTAGACCTTGATCAGCGAGCCGTTGACCCGAACCTCCCGGAATCCATCCAGACACCGGAAGGTATCCGGCTCCTCGTCCCGAGCCTCATGCGCCACCCGCTGTTTCTGTGGGCCGAGCCCGGACCGGGCGACGAACCCACGCATGGCGTCGTACAGCCAGAACGCCTGGTCCTTGGCGGCGGCAGCGACCACAATCCGGATGTTCGGCCGGAAGCGGGCGACGTACAGGCAGATGGCCGCGACGAGCGTCGTCTTGGCGTTCCCCTCAGGGATCACCAGCCAGTTGACCGTTCGGCCCCGGAACAGGTCCCGCACGAACCGGGCCTGGAAGTCCTCGAGCTTCCACAGCTTTCCCGTATCGAGCGTCAGAGTGAGACACCAGCGGCGGAAGTGCTCGACCGTGAAGGGGCGCGGCGCGCGCGATTTCCGCGATGTCGGCTGGG